CCTTAGAGTTGATTTATGAATTTGAGCTGATAACTGATTAATTTTAGTAATCAACGTTTGATTCCACTCTTTTTGAGTGTAAGCGTTGAAACCACCACTAGCAGTTCGTTTCCATCCATTATAATCCCATCGCAATTGCCAAGCTGCACCTACTCTCAAATCTCTAAGGATTTCCCTATCGATTTCAGCGGCTACTTGCTCAGAAAGTAAAGCTGTTAATTCAGCTTCAGCATCAATGTTATGGAATGCACTAACGTCTTGCGCTAGTTCAGGAGACCAAGTTGCTCTTAATTTCCTTTCAGTCACAGAAACAACAACTTCATCAAGTTCGAATGATACCTCACCCATTTCAGTTGCGTATTCTAATGATGCGTATGTCATCCAGCTAACACTAAATGTCGCTGCCGATGTACTTTCATCAGTACCACCGATGTAACCATCGAAGGTATTAGCACTACAACTAACACAAGCTGGAGTTGTAAGATCCACTTCAACTAGTAAACAACCTGCTGGAGTACAAATATCACCGTAATCGACAATACCTTTTCCATATTTTTGTGCTACTAATCTAAATGGTACGTTACCACTAGCCGCAATAATTACATTACCACTTCCATCACCAGCATCAATAGCTGCATCACTAGTAATGTGTAATGAAGCTAAGAAAGCCTCAGTATCCATTTCATTACCATCTGGTCCTGTTAATCTACCAGCACCTGTGCCACTAAATCCAGTAATACAGAAAGTTAAACCTCTCATACTACCATCAGCCGCTAAAGGTTGATCAGCAAATGCTGTTGAAACGGATACTCCGTTTGCACTTAAGATAACTGGATCTACTCCACCATCTGTAAAAAGTGTCGATTGTCCTTTGGACGCATCAAACATACCATCATTATAGAAAATATCGTAAAGATCCTTTTCTTGAAATACTGATAGTGTGGTATCTCCACAAGCTGAAAATACACATTCCTGATTTGATAACGCTGGTCCGTTTAAAGCAGCGTGATTTCTACCAGTTGTTTTTGGTACAAAATAGAATAATTTACCAATCGGCATATTCATGGCTTGTACTGAAACGATGTCATTAGCCAATAATTTAGAGAATACTCTCCTTACAATTGGAAAAACAACGGTTTCGAATGAACCTGACGAGTTTGAACTCGTAGCCTCATTCAAGAGAGCGGATGCTTGGTTTTCATATAACTGAGCAATGTTCTCTCTTACATGACCTTTTAAACCTTCTAGGAAACCAATTTTGTTCCATTTAGAAATAGTTTTAGATCTTATTTGTTTTAGGTGTTCAAGTCCGATATTTCCGACTTCACCTGAATTTAATAAATGTCCCATTTTTAAATTTTTAATTTATTATTTTTGTTATTTGTTATGATATCCTTTTCATTAAATCTTTAATCGCTACGATTTGTGGATCTACATATGCTGTAGATTCGTTCAAATCGGAAGCTGAGGACTTAACAGTTTTAGTTACTTTTTTCACTACAGATTCAGTAATTGGTGTTTTACTATCCAATTCTGATTTAATAGTTTTATAAATAGATTTAGAACCTTTAACACTATCAACTTCATCGAACCTCTTTAAGATGTTCATTTTTTCTTTTTTAGTGGTAGAATGTTCTGTAAACAATCTATTTACGTATGCTAAATTTGTATTAAATAAAGCAACTTCATTAAGTTTATCTTTGAATACCTTAAGAGCTCCTTTGTATTCTTCATTTTTACTCTTAAGTTCTTTGTATTCTTTTATTATTTTAGAATCAGCTACTTTGCTTACATTCTTAGGTGTTTTTCTCCTTTCAGAGATTGGTTTACGTGATTTACGAGATTCAGAACGTCTACCTACTCCATATGGGCTAGCTTGGTTTGACCCAGCTTTAGCACCACTTCTTCGTTGGTATCCTCCTTTTTGATGTCGTTGAATTTTATCTTCTTCGATATATTCATCTTCTTCCATAAAAGGACTTTCATAATCTTTATAATGTCAAGATCACCATCTTCATCTTCATAGTCAGACAAAGCCTCTTCAGACTCCGGTTGGTCTACACCAACAACGTCTTCATCTAATTCGATTTCATATATGGTTTCTTCTTCATGTTGTGATCCACAATCTTCACACAATCCATCTTCACCTTCCTCCAATTCCTCGGATTCTTTAATGTAATACTCAGCACCTGTTTCATTATCTGTCAAGTGAATTCCATCTACATCTTTAATTACCTCTACTTCGTCATCATCGCCCATAGCTTTGAAAACTTTAAGTACTTCATCATCGGGGGCACCAGTTAAATCAATTTCATCACCACCAAAATCCATAGGTAATTCTGCAACATCAATATCTAATTCTCCACCGTCATCGGGTAAATCAAGATCAAGATCTAATTCCAATTCTGCGTCACCTTCTTCATCTGCAATTTCTGCATCTAAATCAATTAGTTCTTCAGAATCATCTCCAGTGACAATATCGTCATCTGGTATTTCTTCCTCATTTTCATCGGATCCTTCTATATCGATTTCTAATTCTTCGTCTTCTTGTTCTTTCAGAGACGACTCCACGATAGTTTCAATTTCTTGCTTCATATGAGTGGCAAGTATTTCTTTCGTATTGGCTTTTAAGGCATCCTCTAAAGACTTAGCTTCTAGCAAAGCCTCTTCGATGATAGATTTATTTTTTGTAGCCATTTAATTCTTTTTGTTTATTTTATATTATTAGAATATTTTATTTATGCACATTAGTGCCATGTTTTTTAATAAATATGTAGAAAATTAGAAAAGTATGATTTTTGTGGTATTTTAGTCACATAAAAAATCATCTAAAGAACCAATAAGTAAATTTTTATCAGACTTATCTTTAGATTCTGACATTTGTTCTTCCTTACTTGGTTCTCTATTGTATATCCAAGAACCGGGAGTTGATGGTGATGTCACCACATCCCAACATATTAATTCAAAGTCATCTTGAACTATATTTTTTCCATGTTCCTTCTCCAAAGAGCCTACACCCCTAGAAGATACACCGATCTTTAAATTTTTACGTAATAAATTAGCAACTAAATCTCCTTCACAAGAAATAATTCCTTGAGTAACAAATCCTGGTGACATTATAATTTCTAATTTACCCATTAGAACATTTCCCTCCCACCATAATTCTGTAACATTATGTGAAATTCTACTTATTGCAACTATTGAACTCTCTGGGTGATCTGCCTCACCCATTGCTCTTCTTTCATTAATTAGTTTAAGATAGTTTTCGGCCTCTCTTCTTAAAATATTTTCAGGGTACACTCTTTCGTTCTTATTTTCAACGCCATATTTCTGCATTACAGCATAAACAACCAAAGGCTCTTCAACTATTGTTCCACCCTTGGTTAATTTATTTATCTCATTAATAAAATGTTTATTGTCTTTTGGTGAGATATATCCTGAATCGTATTCTATGAGAATACCTTTTTTCTTTACTTCATTACTCTTTAATATTTCTAACATAGTGATATACTTTACTAATAAATATATCTATGTTAAGAAAAACCTTATTTTTTAGTTTTATAAAAAGTAAAATGATCTTGCGTTTCTAAACAACTCCCTATTACATTTTTTACAATGTTAGTTGCGGTATTTACCATCTTTGGTTTATTAACTGGTATATTGTTTTTTTGAAACAATGTTATTTCACATGACATAAAACTTCTTTTGTCATCACTTATACCTGAAGATCTCATATCTAAATCTACAATATATTTATCGCGGTGAAAGTCATTTATATCTATAGTAGAATTTATATTATGTTTTATTTGTTTTCTTAAATTACTTATTACACTATTATAATTTATATTTTCTGTTTTTTTCATGGGCTCACCCCAAGCACATAAACTAATGTATATACTCTTTGGGTTTTTATTATCTACAGTCCCTAATCTTATTTTATAACTTGAATCTATATCTAAAGTTATTTCTTTTCCTCTTTTTTTCATTCATAATATTTTATTTTTATGTTATTTATGTTTAAAATATACTAAATAATTATAGGTTTGTCAACCACGAAAAAACCCACCTTATGGGTGGGTTTAATCTTATTGGTTTATTTTGAAATATACCTATTTTTTATCTAACAATTTAACTAGTACGACAACTGCTAACAGTCCAACGAATCCTGAGTTTCCTAAAGATTCAATTAGGGCTGTAACATTACCTACTACATCCATTCCAAATACTGCTCCTCCGAAGAGTACTTGTACTAAGATGCCTACAGTTAAGAATGTCATTAAGAGATCCGTAACCCCAGAGAAAAATGTTTTGATACTTCCAAATATCTTTTCCATAATTTTGTTTTTTTAATTTTTGTTATTGGTTAAAATACTAAGTTTAAATGTATACTTAGTCCTAGATTTCTTTCATCGTTTAAAACATCCGAAAAGGTTAATCTTGGTTCTACGTTTACATGATCTTTCCATTTATAAGTTTTGCCTAAACCTAAATCAAAAGATTCTGAACTGGTACCGTAACCAGCGAATGCGAAATTGTTATCTTTAACATAATACCTCGCACCAACATTGATATCATCAAAATTTGCCATACCTAAAGTAAGACCCACATTGTCAAAGAAAAAATGGGTAATACTAGGAGAGGAAACATTAATAACATTTTCTGTTGAAGATATTGATAAAGTACTTAATTGGGTTGATCCCTTTTCTTGAGAAAAACCTGCAAAAGAACAAACAAATAGCGCAAACATTAAAATTAATTGTTTCATAATCACGTTTTTTTATAATTGTTATTGGTTCTAATCAGTGGCCACTGATTGTTTAAGTTGGTAAACCTTATCAATGTCACCAACATATTCATTTGGATTATAAGTCATTCTCAATAGTTTGTCTTTTACTTTGAGTAGCTTATCTTTCATATCCAAATCAGTATTTTCATTTAATTTATTATCGATTAAATCGATACATTCTTTTTTAAGATTTACGTACACATCTTCTTTATTTTCTTCTGTGCCGTTTAAAACTGATTTGATTATATTTTTTTCACTTTCTGTTATATCTGAATATTTTAGATTAAATCTATTAATCGCCATTTTAGTTAATACACTAGGTGGTAAATTTACAGATTCATATTGTTCTACTTCTTGTTCTGATACTTCCATCATCTTTCTTGTGATGAAATTAATTGACTCTTGAATTTTATCTATCGAAGAAGCTGTTTTTTTAGTTTCTACTAATATATTAATATGGTTATATAATTCTATATTTTCTTTAACTAATTCTTTACCTTCTAATAAAGATACTAATTTTTTTGTTCCACTATTAATTTCTTTTTTATCTAATTTTTTTAAAAGTGTGATATTTTCTTTAATATAGTATTTAGCATCAGATTCATTAGTAAATTTTTTACTACTTAAATTCTTATATAATAAAAATTGTGATTTTAATGAGTTATTTTCTTTTAGCTCTTTTAAGTAACTATTAAATATTTTTTTACCTTCATTATCTTTCTTAATGATAGATTCTGATAGAATCAAGTTAAAGGTATCTTTTATTTTTCCAAAGTTATTCATACTTTTTTTATTAATAAATATTAAGATTTTATAAAAAAGTCTATTTTTCTTCTTCTCGTATCAAACTATCTATCTCTTTTGACATTTGATCAATCTTAGAATTTATGGTTTCTACACCATTATCCACATTAATTATGTTTTGATCGTTATCTATGCTCTCAATTAACCTTTTTAAATAAATACTCTGATATTTTTTGGTTTTATTAGTTAATTTGGATTTATTTTCTTCTACTAATAAATCACCTTTTTTATTGGTGGACTCAACTGGGGTTTCTGCTGCCGCTATTTCAGCACCGGCTTCAGCTCCCGCTTCTGCGGTTTCTCCACCTTCCATCTCAGCACCAAAGTCTCCACCACCAAATGCGGCACCACCACCGCCACCACCAAAGTCTCCACCTCCCATATCATCACCTCCCATGTCATCACCTTCACCTCCAGCTGCGTTGGTTGGAGTTGTACCAAATTCACCATATAAAGTATCTACTCTATCAAATATACCAGTTTTCTTAATTATGGTAGAAGTTTGTTCCATTTCTGCAGATGCAGCTTTTTCCATTCTTTGTTGTTCTAAATCATTTCTAATTTCTTCTTCACTCATCCCTAAAATATCTCTTTTAGCTCTAGTCATAGAATACGCACCAAATCCGTTACCAGCATCTGATACTGCATCTTTATAAAGTGTTACTTTTAATTGCGTTTGTTCGGTTTTTAACATATCCGCTTGAGTAGAAGGATTATTAAGTGATAATGTAAAGTTTTCTAATTCATCTTCTAAACCTAAAACATATAAATGAATAATTGCAATTTTATTTAATTCTTGTATTATTGATTGTTGTATCCTATTTATCGTTCTTGAAAATCTAATATCTTGCAACGCTAGATTTTTACCTTCCCCTGTAACCTCTTCAAAATTTAAAAATGCTTTTGGGACTCGTAAAGCGGTAAATAATTTCTTTTGTAAATATTGTATATCTGCAATTTCAGATAAATTAGTGGCACCTGGAAGAGTATCAATAGGGCTAGGGGCGTTAGGATCTCTAACTGGTATAAAATAATCTTGATCTTGAGCCATTTGATTGTATCTGGTATCTATTTGTCCTGTTTTTTGATCTATAACTGGACTTCTTTTAAAGTTATCTGCAATTTTATTAATATATGCTGGGACATCTGCCTCATCAATATTACCAACAAATATTTTAAATATCCTTCTTTCTGGTGCCCTTGTTACCCTATATATTAACATTGCATCTTCAGATAGAAGTAATTGTTTCCATATTCTCCGGGCTTTCTCTAAAATAGAAGTCCCATATGGTAATCTTCTATCATCACCTAATAGCCTAAAATGTGCTACCTGCCAAGCGTTAAATTCTATATCTCTATTACTCCATATAAATTTAACTGGGTTGAATTTATCTTCGGTTTCGAGACTAGAATTTTCACCAAAACCATCATTTTCTTTTCTACTTACTTCTATATTGGGTAATTGTTTTACGTTGGTTACTCCTTCTTCACCATCTATATTTAAAAATAAAAAATTATCACCATATTTACATGTGTTTCTTACCCACATAGGTAAATTTGTATGTATATCTAATCTATTAAAAAATAGGTCTTGTAATATTCTTTTAACTCTTTTACTTTCAGAAAATATATTTATTATTCTACCTTCCCCATTTTGTGTAGTAGATTCTTCCATAAAAATATCTAAAGCTGCTGCAATCTCAGGAAAAAATTCCATACCCTCATAATCCGCATAAGATGCTAAACGAGTAGTTTCATAATATATTGAGTGTTGATAAATTTCATTATCAACCTTAGTCCACATATCAGAAAGATATTTATTTTGTTGCATTTGCAACTTTTTATAATCATATTCTTCTTTAGATTGTGTTTTAAGTAATTCTTCATTACCTAATGAATATCTGGATTTACTTTGTCTCTGACTTATATCAGGACCAAATAAATCACCTAACTGTTGAAATATTGTTTTCTTTGCCATTTTATTTTATATGTTGTTTTACTATTATAATAAATATCTAGTAAAACTAAATATTATTTAATCCCAAACAACCAATTAAATTCTCCTTCATCATTATTACCATTAGTTGGTTCTTTTGGGTGGTATGTTGGGGTATTAGTATAAAAAGGATTAACATGGGAATTCTCAATTTTATCGGTTTCACCACCACTAGACACAGTAACCCAACTATCTAACATTGCTTTTGTTTGTTTTTCTATCGCTTCTAATTTTTTAAATGTTGTTTGCACAATAAATATTGGCATTGCCAATGCCATAATTATATCATCATGATACCCATCCATATGATCTGGCCTACCATTTTTATATACAAAAGTTTTTAATTCTGAAATCAATCTTACTGATCGTATTATAGTTTTATTTTCTCTTACATGTTCTTCTAAATCACTAACCATTTGTAATCTTGTATTACCTACATTATATCCTGGAACCTTATCACCTTGTTTATATACTGTTTTTGCATATTTTTCACTTAAACTTCTACTTTTAGGATCATCATAATGAAGATATTTATACCCCAGTTCTAAAAGTTTCATTACTGTAGAAACACCCATACCACCTGTTATATCTATTATGGTATAAGCTTGATATAAATTACCATACTTATAAACTATTTCCGCTAATAAATCAGGTGGTAATTTATATTGAAATTCCGCCACTTGTTCTAAACCATCAAAATCTAATATTACTATAGTAGAACTGTCTTTACCATCACCTCTAGATACGTCTACACCCATAATATATTTATGCCCCTCTTCTGGTTCTTTCCATATCCACATAGATTTTTCCATTTCTGCCATATATTTTGGGTCTTTAACGTAATTCTTGTTTTGGTATTCAATATACTCATCATCTATAACGTTACCACCAGAACTAACAAATGACACATCTAATTCTTGAGCAATTTGTTTTTTATCACCATTCATATCCCTACACATTTCTTCATACCAAGGGGACGACGCTTTCCAACCATCTTTAACCATTATAGTATAATCACTAATATTCATAGTATCAGTTTCATATGTTTTACCACTATATTCCCATCTTAATTTTTCTCTGCCGATGCTTTCACAAATAATTACTTCTTCCTCTCCCCTTAACCACCTTAAATTTCTATTATATCTTATATCTTCATGCCACCTCATTTCAACAATTTTAAAATTATTGTCTCCCTTTTTGGCACCATCATATGTTCTATAATATAATGCGTCTTGACCATTAGGTGTAGATATTAATGTTACTTTACCACCAGTACCCAAAGAGGTTAATGCGG